ACGGAGGTAGCTATTGTTTTGCAAAAAGCTAAACAAGGACTTCCTCAAGAAGTAGTTAAATCTCCTGTTGGTCCTGAGATTAAAAAAGAAGAAAAAATTAAGAAAACACAAGAAGATAAAAAATAATGCTAGCATATACTCCTACAAAGGCAGAAAGAGAAATAATTAGGATTACAATGGGTGAAATAACCGAATGGGAAAACGGTAACGTTTGGGTTACAGATAAAGTAAAATATAGGATGCTAGGAAGTGGTGGAGTCATATCTAAGGCTAGAAAGAATTACCTTGGTAAGTTTGATAATGAGAGAGATGCAGTTACAGGTAAGAAGAAGTTCTTTCCACCGTTGACAATGGATATGGTTGAAACGGTTAGAAAGAATATTGACCTTGATTCTGCTGATATAAACATAAGAGCAACTAATCCAAATGGTTTCAGTTCTGCTTTAATATTAAGATACTTACTCGGTTATTTTATGAGGAAGAATTATTTCGGGGAAGTTCTTAATGAATTATTAGGACAGTTTTGTATTGATGGGACTGTAGTATTAAAAACAAGAAGGGATTACGATAGACGCTTAGGAAAACAAGTTATTAGTACTCCAATACCAGATATAACAAATTGTTTGATTGACCCTTCGGAAAAGAATATTCAAGACGCAGGAGCATTCATAGAAAGAAATGTTCTTAAATTATCAGAAGCTAAGAGTTATCCGTGGAACAATTTACAATATCTTGAAGGAGAAAAGGATTTATCTAGATTTAAAGATATTGGAATATATTCAAAAAGAGAAGTTCCTTATTCAGAGATTTATGAGAGATGGGGAGATTTACCATTATGGGTATTGCCACCAAAGGAAAGAAGAAAGGCAATGAGAAGATACCCAAAACTTGATAAAAATGATTGGGTTCCTGCAATGGCTGTTATATCAAGATTACCTAATAATCCAGTTGTCCACGAAATAAAGTTTAACGAAGATGGGATTAAACCATACGAAGAAACTCAATTTAGAAAGGTATTCGGAAGATGGCACGGAATGGGAGTAGGAGAAATGCTTCTTGGATTACAAAGCTATATTGCCGAAACAGTTAATCTACGATTAAATCAGGCAAGAATAGCCCAGATGGGATTATTTAAGTTTAGAAAGGGTTCTGGAATTACTCAACAGAAGTGGAATTCTCTTATGTCTGGTGGATTATTGCCTGTAACTCGGATGGAAGATATTGCTGAATTAAGAGTTACTGATGTTAAGCCATCGTCTTACAAGGATGAACAGGGAACTAGAGATTGGAGTCAAAGAGTAACGGGAGCATTTGAAATTGGAAGAGGAGAACAATTACCAGCATCTCAGCCAGCTACGACAGCAGTATTACAAGAGAGAGGAATGAGAAGTGGGTTTGATTTATTACAAGAGAACCTAGGAATGTTTTTGTCAAGAATATTTGAAAGACATATTATTCCTTTATTATTAGAAACAATTTCAGATAAAGAAATAATTTCAATTGTTGGTTCTCCAAAAGAATTAAAAGAAATAGATGAAAGTTTTATTAATCATCAAATAAATGGAGTTATATGGCATCATTATCAAACAGGGAAAGGATTTCCAGACCCAAATTTTATTGAGAATCTTCGTAAAAGATTTAGAGATTCTTTAGATACTTTTCATAAAACTAGATATTTTAGAATTCCAAAGAAGAAACTAACCGAATGGAAATATGAAGTAGAGGTATTTATTACTGGAGAATCATTTAACAAGACAGTGATGGTTAGACAGCTAAATGATATATTAATTAATTATCAGAAGGTTCCAGGGGTTAATCTAGACACAGATGCTGTAATGAAAGAGATATTGGATTTGATGGGACTTGGTGGTGCAAGATTTTTCAAAGGTCGCGAAGAAGTATCAGCAGTACCTCCAGTAGCTAATGTTCCTACACCAGCAGCTCCTCGCCAATTTGAAGAAACCGAAAGGGTAGGAGAAGCAGCGACAGCGGAAAGAACAGGCAGGGGAGGTATTCGCTAAAGTGATATGCCAGCGAAATTGGAACGTTGTATAAAAAAAGTAATGGCATCTAAATCTTTTGCTAAAACTTACAAGGAAAGAAAGGATAAGAAAATGACTCGCAAATCTTTAGCTTGGGCAATTTGTAGAAAAAGTTTAAATGTTTAGAAAACCTTCACCTCAAGAAATAAGAGATTGGCTTAAAAGTGATTTTGGTAAGTGGTTTTTAGAGATAACGGCTTATCATCTGAATGAGATAGATACTGTATCTAATATTAAGGATATTGATGGTCTTAAAAAGATAGCAACGGACCAGCTTGGAGCCAAGAAAGCTAAAGATATTATTATTGATATTCTTTCTGATATATTTGAAGCAGGTGAAATAGAGGAGCATCAAAAGAAAGTAGCGGATAAGGAGGATAATGTTATTAAAAGTTTGAAGGATTTTGAAGAATAATGATGGCTCATCGTGAGTCAATTTATAAACGGTCGGGCATAACCTCTGCCTAGTGAGGTATTAACAGTTCTTATTATTATGGAAGAAAACAAACTTTCTTCTTCTGACTCTGAAGGCTCTAACGTTAAGCCTGCAGAAAGCGGGGAAAATGTTTCTGGGGATTCACCTTCAGAAGAGTCAAAAAAGTCAGAAGAGTATTACAAAGAGTTAACAGGTCGAGGCGATATTAAAACTAAAGAAGATTTTGATAAGCATTACGAGGGATTAAAAAACCTTGTAGGAGACCAAAAGATTGTTGAGATAAGGAAGAAAGCTGAAGCTCACGATAAAATGTTAAAGGATGCCGGTGAAGATATTGATAAATTTACAAAGACAGATGAAGGAAAGAAAGTGATTGAAGGAGTAAAAGAAGATGAAAAGAAAGATGAGATAAAAGGAATGAAGGCACAAATGGCTGAAGAAAGATTTATCAGAAAGCATCCAGAGCTTGAATCGTATGTTGAATTAGTTCAGGCAGTAGCTGGCGAGAAAGGTCTTGATTTAGAATCTGCTTATAAGAATCATCTTGAAGATTTAATAGCTTCTAAAATTGAATCCGACAAATCTAAAAATGATGAGAAAAATTCTAGTGTGAACAGTAAGTCTCGATTAAGTTCTTCTAAAGGTAGAAATCTTGAGCAATTATCAAAGGATGCGTTAGAACATCCGTCTGATGATACTCAACATAAGCTTGTAGAAGAATTCTTTTCTGAGACTGAAGAGAAATAATGGTTGAAATATTAACAACCTATATGGACGAATCTCGTAAAGAGGACGTCCTAGGTTTGGTAGAAATTCTTACAGCGACTGAAAGCTGGCTTTTGACTCATTTGGGTAAAACCGTAGCGACTGATACTATTCATCATACTCAGGTAGATACTTTAAGGGCTGCGGCTACGGCTGCGGTTACTGAGGTAGGAGATTATACAGCACTTGCGAGAACAACTCCGACAAGATTGTCTAACTATATTGAGAAGGTAGCAATTCCATTTAAGATTGGTAGAACCGAACAGAGAATCAAAAGACACGTTACCGAGAATGAATTGACTCGCCAGACAACCAAAGCCCTAAATCTATTGGGGCTTATACCAGCGATGGTATAATAAAATTGATTAAACTGCGGGAAAACTCGTAAATCTTAATCTACCACAGCGTAAAAACGATTAAGATTGAGCAATCTGCAACCAAAACTATGTTTTCTCTTAATAGAGAATTAGCGTATCTTATAGGCGTATATCTCGGAGATGGAAATGTATCAATTTACCAAAGAAAGGACGGGAAAGGAAAGAATTATTTATTTAGGCACGCTTCAATTGATGAAGATTTTATAGAAGAAACAAAAAGATGTTTAAATGTTATATTGCCAGAGAGGAAGTGCCGAATATACGAGAAAAAACCACAAAACTTCAGATTTAGAAATCCAAAATTGCAGTATGAACTTCATTTTACCGATAAGAATTTATGCGAATTCTTAATAGGAATTACTTGTAATAAACAGAAAATACCAGAATTTTTGGAAGATGCTTCAAGAGAAATTAGATTATCTTTTTTAGCAGGGTTTCTTGATAGTGAGGGGTGGGTTCAGAAAAGTAAAAGAAAAGACAGCCGTTATGGTGGACAGATACAAGTTGGATTTTGTGGAACATCTCAATGGATAGACGATATAGCAAAAATGTTCCAAAGAATAGGAGTAAGATTAGGTAAAAGGCAAATTCAATTACCAAGAGATAGTGGGATTATTAAAAGCAGATTACCTAAAATAAGATATATTTTACAAACTAATTCCTTTATTAAATCGGGTTGTTATTTTACAATCCAGAGAAAACAAAGTAGGCTCAGAGACTATAATATCACATCTCAATATAGAAAAGAGAAATTAAATGAGTTTGAAAGATTTGAAGAAATGATAAAAGATGACCCCGCTATAAGTTTAAGAAGAATACAAAAAATGTGGGGCGTTAACAGAGAAACAGCAAGATTGTGGAAATGGAAGATTAAACACAACGAACCTCTTTTTAAAATTGAGATGAAGGGATAGTCCAACTCTTATAGAGATATAAGGGGTAAAACGAATAGATTGGGGAAACGCTGCAGAGTATGATTTGGTGCAAAGCACATTGACTTCAGGTGCGAGTGGTACTGCTCCAAAAATGAATGGTATCCTGAGGGGAATTTCCAAGGCGAATACTTATACTACGCAAACTACCTGTACTGTCTTTGCTGCTTCAATTCTGAAGGGATTAATGAGCAATTGTTGGGATAACTCTAATGGAGAAGTTCCTACAGATGTATTCGTTGGTTCTTTCTTGAAGACAAAGATTGATGGATTTACTGCTGGACAAACCAAGTATATGCTTGGAAAGGAAGCTAAATTGACAGACTATATTGACGTGTATGATTCAGGTGGTTTCGGTAGAGTAAGGATTCATACCCACAGATACGTTACAATCTCAGGAGCTGGTAGTGGTACAGTATTAGCAATAAAGCCAGAGAAGTTTAAGATTGCTTACTTGCATCGACCAACGATTGATAATCTTGCCAGAAGTGGAGATTATGATTTCCGTGCCATTATGGGGGAGTTAACCCTCGAGGTACGAAATCAGGACTGTAATTTTGTTGCGGAAGGTTTCTGTCTTGCTGTATAGATTAATTTAATACTTTTCTTGTAAAGTATCGTTCATAAGGGAAAGAAGCAAACGCTTTTCCCTTATGGCGTTTGCGAACGAGCAAGAAAACATATTTAATAATATGATTTCAGCAATAGATAAATTAAGAAGAGAGTTCATTGAAAAATTGGTGGAAAGGTATTTCAAACAATATCCTGAACATCTTAAAGACGCAAAAAAAAGAGCTCATTATTTGAGCAC